TCTTCACCGGCAGGTTCTTCACCGGCAGGTTCTTCACCGGCAGGTTCTTCACCGGCAGGTTCTTCACCGCCAAAGCCTCCACCACCTCCGCCAAAGCCTCCACCACCTCCGCCAAAGCTTCCGCCGCCAGCATCTCCACCATCGGGTTCACCGCTAACGTCTTCACCGGCTTCACCATCTGATGCGGCGTCTGGATCACCATACAATTTATCTACATCATCGAATAAACCGGTTGTTTTAATAACATTAGATGTATTTTCTAACTCAACCGCTGCAGCCTTTTCTAATCTTTGTCTATGTAAATCTAACATTATTTCATCATTAGACATCCCCAGTATTTCCTTTTTAGCTAATGTCATAGACATTGCACCAAACCCGTTACCAGCATCAGATACAGCATCTCTATATACTTGTAATTTTAATTGGGTCTGCTCCACCTTTAACATATCCGCTTGAGCCGATGGATTATTCAGTGATAACGAAAAATTCTCTAAATCATCCTCATATCCCAATAAAAATAAATGTATTATAGCTATTTTATTTAACTCTTGGAGCATAGCTTGTTGTATTCTATTTATTGTTCTAGCAAATCGCACATCTAGCATAGCCAAATTTTTACCATCACCGGCAGATTCTTCAAACCCTAAAAATGCTTTAGGTACCCTTAATGATGATAATAATTTCTTATGTAAAAATTCTATATCGGCTATCTGATCTAAATTTGTACCGCCAGGTAATGTATCTATAGGGTTAGTGGCGTTATAATCTCTTACCGGTATAAAATAATCTTGATCCTGCCCTAATTGATTATATCTAAGATCTATTTGACCTGTTTTAGGATCCACTATTTGAGTCCTCTTAAATTTATTAGCTATTTTTTGAACATACGACTCAATATCATTATCATCTATATTCCCAACATATATTTTAAATACTCGTCTTTCTGGCGCTCTAGACACTCTATATACAAGCATAGCATCTTCTGATAACATTAATTGCTTCCATATCCTTCTAGTCTTTTCAAAAAAACTAGTACCATAAGGTAATTTTCTATCATCATTAAGTAGTCTAAAATGCGCTATTTGCCACGAATTAAATTCCGTTGGCTTTCCTTTCCATATAAACTTTATTTCTCTATTAACAGCTGATGATGTATTTATCTGATCATGCACGTCACCCTCATGTCTTTCTATCTCTAAATTAGGTAACTGTTTAACACCTATTATACCATTTTTACTATCCATATTTAAATAAACCATATTATCACCATATTTAATGGTATTTCTGGTCCACATTGGAAGACTAGTGTGTATATCTAAAATATTATAAAATAGATTATTTAATTCTTTTTTGATCCTATCACTCTCAGAATATACGTTAATAATCTTATTGTCAGCATTTGTTGTACAACTCTCCTCCATTAATATATCCATAGCTGACGATATCTCAGGGTAAAATTCCATAGACTCAAAATCCAAATAAGATGCTATTCTTGATGTTTCGTAATGTATACTTTGTTGATATAAATCATTATCAACTCTTATCCACATATTTTTTAGATAGGACATTTGTTGTCCTTCTAATTTTTCTTTATTATACTCTTCTTTTGATTTGGTTTTTACTAACCAATCGTTATCTATAGTATAAGTAGATTTATTAGGTTTATCTTTTGAAAATAATAACCCTAATTTTTGGAATACTGTTAAATTATTATCTGCCATATCAAATAAATATACAAGTACTTAGCATATAATTAAAGATTATCATGATTAATCTGTAACATAATCACACTCAACATAAGCCAATCTATTAATAACGCAGTTATTTAATGATAATAAATACACATAAGTTTGTAACCAATCTTCTATATTATTACATGTCCCGAAAGCTGGTGAAATGGATGGGTTGCACGGCGGTGGAGATGGGGGGTCTGGGTGTCTTATAGGTACTTTACCCTTAGCGGATGTAACCGTATCATCACTAACAGAATCCCCTGGACACCATTCATATATGTAAGGACCGGTTTTATTCCTATTATATTTTACACATGTATGTTTATTGATTGCCATAATAATCACATTCTACATATGCCAATCGTTTAACAACGTTATCGACCAATACTAGATTATATAGATATTCTTGCGTCCAATCTTCAATACCGTTACATGTAAATATTGATGATGATATATCTATCAATGGTGGTAATACAGGTTCAGGGCTCACAATCCTCTTAGGTATTTTACCCATTGGGGCTGTGACAACATCCGGCGATATCGTCTCATCTGGTGGACAGATGGAGAACACTAATAACCCTAAATCTTTAGCCTTGATTTTACTACATTTAACCATATCCTTTTATTTTATTTATAAATATCTATTACTTCATAAATAACCACATATTATCTATATAATCTTTTGGTACAGCATTACCGTTAGGATTGATAATAGTGGGTGACGGGGCTTCGGATACGATCCATCCACCTAATAGCGCTTTTGTTTGGCTATTTAATTTTTCTAGATTTTTAAATGATGTCTGTATTATCCATAAACACATAGCTAACGCCATTATACAATCATCGTGAGCACCCTCAGCGTGATCTGGTCTACCATTTTTAAATACAAAAGTATTTAATTCAGATATAAGTCTAATAGATCTTATTTTTATTTCATTTAACCTAATAGATTTCTCTAACTCGGCTATCATATTTAATCTATTTGCCCCAACATTAAATCCAGGTATTTTATTTTGATCTTTCTTATACTTTGAAAATTCAGACTTATTGGATAGAACTTTACTCCTAGGATCATCATAGTGTAAATATTTGTACCCCATTTCTAATAATTTCAAAACAGTTGTAACCCCCATACCACCAGTTATATCTATAACAGTATAAGCTGCGTATCTATTACCGTATTCATAAATTAACTCAGCTAACATATCTGGGGGTATTTTCCCACAATACTCTAAAACTTGATCACCGTCAGTAAAATCTAATATAGTTATAGTAGAAAAATCCTCACCATCACCCCTACTAACATCAGATGCTAATATATATTGATGACCATCTTTTGGTTCTTCCCATATCCATATATTTTTTTCAAATCCCTCAACTCTATTAGGTGGCTTAACATATTCTCGATTATGAAATTCTATATAATCACTATCAACTACATTACCACCTGATCCTACAAATTTACCATCCAATTCCTGGGCTATCAATCTTTCATTACCATTCATTTGGCGACACATTTCCTCATACCAGGGCGATGTAGGTTTATAACCATCTAATACCATTTTTTGAAAACCTTCATACGTGAAATCAATCTCTATTACTTCTTCACCATCTTTAATCCATTTTAAATTTTTATTATATCTAGGATCTTGATACCAATGCATTTCTATTATATTAAAATCATTTTTACCTAATCTAGATAAATCATATGTTTGATAATATAGAGGATCTAAACCATTTGGTGTTGAACATAATAATATCTTACCGCCTGTTCCTAAAGCACCTAAAGCCGCTATGAATACCTCTACACCATTTTCTATAAATGCGGCCTCATCCATTATAAGAACAGTAGGTGTATAACCCCTTAAAGCATCTATTGATGTAGCTAAAGCTCTACACTCACTACCGTTATTTAAAATAATATTTTTTTTAGAATTAGTAGTTAACTCTATACCCATCCAATCCGGGTATTGCTCAACAAAATCTTTTACTTTTTTTAATATCTCTTGTGCTAAATCTTGTTTGTTGGCTAGAATAAGAATCTTCTCTGGGTTATCCTCTGATGCGAATGATATTTGTGTTGATGCGAATGCGGCGGCTGTTGTAGATACGCCGGCCTGTCTATATTTTTTAGCTAAATTATGTTTATAATTTTGGAGCGCATTTATTAATTCTTTTTGTTTCGGAAACAATTTAAATTGTACGAACCCTTCTTGTGTTTTATCAAATGTTTTTAAATAATTCTCTATAGCATATATAGGATCATTACTACACTTTACAAATTCTGATAATTGTTCAACTCTACTAGGCATGTTTATAAATATCAATTATTTTAGATATATTCTAAACCTAATTCATTAAATTCCTTATAAATTTCACCACTAGATGGATAAATATGATCTATATTAGGGTCAAATAAACCATCACCCTCTCTTTGATATGTAGTTAAAGCATCTATAGCGTAGTTAGGGTACTCATTATTTTCTCGTATATACGCTATAGTTATATCATCCATTATACTAGATATATTAAAATAAATCTTACCGCTATCATATGTCGGATCACCTATTAAATCAGTTACTTCGCTATAATATTTACTAAATAACTCACTTTCATAAGCGTAACTATATGCTCTATTCATACTATCATTTAACCCAGTTTTTATATAATATAAATCATCAACGTTATCTATAATATCACCCAAATCATCATCAGATATCTTATCAATAAAATCTTTATTTATA